CCATATTTGGCGACTGCATCTGCTACGTCCTTAATACCGTTTTCCCATTCAGGAAATGCCACGCCCCAACCATATTTTAGTGCAGCATCAACCATTGCCATACCAGCTTTGTCACGATCAGGTACAACAATAATATCACGGTCAAGTGTTTCAATAACTTGCGCTTGTTCATCATTTACTTCATTGCTGCAAATTGCAAGTGCATTTATCGCAACTGCATCAAGCAATCCTTCGACAACAATACAAAACTTTGCATCATGGTGCTGACGGTCATATCCCCATATCATATTGCTTGGATAGTTAGAAAAGTATTTTATTTTCTTTTTTCCATCCTCAAACAGCCGACCACTAAATCCCATTGGCTTGTTTTTCCAAGTAAATGGAACTAATACACGGTTTCTTAGTGAAGAGTCGTCTGTCCAGTAAAAATCAGATAGCTTATCACTAAAACCTCTGCTATCAAGATAATGAATAGCCATTTCAAGACTGTTATAATCCGCCTCATTGATATATCCATCATTTAACCAACTTGTTATAGGGCGACCAGGACATGGGTCACGTGGTTCATATGTTGGCAACGCACGTGTTTCCACACGTGGAGCATCTGGTGTAGATTGTGCCAACGCAAATAAACTTAGTTTACTAATTTGGTCATCAGCAATACCAAGCCATGACATCCAACGACGCATCTTATAAGATAGTCGATTGCCTGGCTGCCATGATGCAGTATAATGACAGTTAAAACAATGTGCAGTTACACCGCCCTCTGGCGTAGGCATAACACCGCCACGACCACGAGTATCTACACTGTGACCATTATGATGACAGCAGACAGCATTAAAACTTATCCAACCGCTAGGTGTGGATTTACGTTTCCATGGCAGGTGCTGCATGATTTGGTCAGTAATTTCCATAACACTAATATAACAGATTTATGGCAAAAGTCAAGGTCTATAATAGATATAGTTCATAGTACCATTAACTTGCGTAATTTTAAATCGCACGGCAGCATACTTACCTTGGAAGTTAAAATAATTTGAACCGCTATAGTTGTTTAACTGCACAGTATTAATCGTTGTATAACTGTTTGCTGCAGTTGTGCTGCTTACATCTTGGGTTGCTTGTAGTTCAATATTACCAGTAAATGCATTGGCATTATACTGAACTGTTTGATATACCGCACTTCCACGAACGTAATTTGCCATTAGGCTATTGCTGGTATATGCTACGTTTTTATAGTTAGTATCACTATTGTTGGCATAGTTTAATATAGTTGGTTTTAAACTTGAAACAAATGATGGATAAACGCTTTCATTTATTCGTGCTTGTCCTTGTGCGTTATAGTTATCATCGCTGTATACAATCTGTTGTTGACCTTCGCCATTAGTTAAAACAATGCTATAGTTATAAAGACCGCCATTGATATTATCAATCATAGAACTTTCGATAACACACGTTGCACTGCCAGTATCACTATAAACTAAATCAAGATTTCTGGTAAACACTAATTCTTTTGAGGTAGGATCAATGAGGTTAAATAGAACTGAACTATCAAGTAGAGAAACAGGCTTTTGATCATTATTTTTTATAAGAAATTGAAACTTGTTATCTACACCTTTGTAAATTTGCAATGGTTTCGCATACACTAACTGATTCTCCCTGTGAAGTGTGAAGTCACTGTTACTTACAACGGTAATAATTTGTGGATATAAATAACCTGAAATTAACTGCAACTGATGGACTCCTTTAATATTTATTATGATTTCAATTGAACAAATGCTTGAACAATATCCTTTTCTTTCCTATATAAAATACACGCACAGTGATTACATAGGCATTATACAAAATCATGACACAGACATTGTAAGTATGTATGCTTTTAACAAGTTACGAACAGAGCAAGATAAACTTGGGTTCCTAGAAGCAGCCGAAATATGGTGGTGGGAATCAAATAGGTTAATACCAATCAATATATTTCTTAAAGATAGTTGGAATCCATTTCGTTACAGTACGGTAACCCTAACTACCAAAGATATAAAAGATCAGCAAGGACATATTGTTTCAATTGCTAAACTTGCAGAACGCAGAACAAAACGCCGTGTTGTTCAATTAGTTAAGCGACTCAGTTAATAAATTCATATGAACCATTACTAGCTGCGCATAAGAATATGCATGCGCTTTTTTAAAGTAATAACCTTCACTTGGTTTAATCCAAATCTCATCAGCTATTTCCTTCCATCGTTTTCCGATAAGATATCGTTTTGAGGGACGAATGATTGCCAATAACATAGCCAACATATCCATTGTAGTAGGAAGATGTTGTTGTACGACATCAAAATGATTTGATAGATGAATAAGTTTGGCAACAAAATCCCTTTCTTTTAACAGTTCCCACTGAGGTTCACGTCTACAGAGTTCGTCAAGATGCTCGTTACTGCGAACTGAATTATAAATGTGAACATTCAGTAGGTCTAACTTCATATAGCCAAGTTCTTCGGCTTCATTATAATCAATATTGCTTAAACCAGTAAGTGGATTTTGGGGAATTAGATTGACATAGATTCCAGTGTTGTGCTTGACAACGGCACCGTCACGGCGTATAGACGCAGGTATATGCTTGATAAGTTTCAAGATATCCTCACGGTTTCCAAAGTCTATGTCAATATCCATTTATATCCACCTTAACGCAAACACCGCCGCAGATTTGGCATTCTCAAATGCCAAAGTGCTTGAATAATCGTCGCCATGCCAATGCCATTCTCCTTGAGTATTTTTGAAAATCCAACTTTCAATATCCTCATCCCAAAAATATGAAAGTCCCCAATCAACATTAACAACAAACCATCCGTTTGCAATACATTCTTCCATCTTTTTGAAGTTTTTGTCTTCTTCGTTCATATAATCATCTTCAAAGTCAAACTCTTTAATCATGCCCACCTCATTAAGAATAAGTTACGTTCTTCATCATTGACGAACCCTAATATCATACCCTTTTGTGACCAATTTGTCAAGGATAAATCGCACCATTTTATTATTTCTTGTTCATTCAGAATATAATATGATGGTTGACTAATAATAAGAATACTTTTATTTTTTATTAAATCAATAGGATGGATATCTTCCGCTAAATCACGAAGAACTTCTAAAGATATAGGACTAATTATAAATCGTTGTGTCATTTAATTTCCAAAGATTTTTTATCCATATCTAATAAAATATTATCATCAATTACTATTGGACTCAAGTTCATTTCTGGACAGATTATATCTTTGTAAAATTTATAATGCTGACTTGGGCGTGGATGAAAATCTAAATTTTTATCATATTTTACATTCTTTAATTTATTTTTCAGTGAATAAAACCATAAATCAGGAAGAATAAATTTTATATGGTCTTCTAAATGATAACTTAAATTAAAATACTTTGGTCTATCAAAATCAGGTGTTTTTAATGGAAATGCTAAAAAGTTATAGATTTTTATTCCGTTATTATTACAATAAGAATTTACAGTGTATATGTTTTCTATAGACGATTTATAAAAGTGTTCTGGGTCGTATATTTTAGAAAATAGTCCATCAAGATAGTTAAAATTATTTTTGTGCAATACATTTCCTTTAGTTACCCATTCATGATTTATTATATGATCAAATCTAGTAAATCCACTCCACATTGCAACAACAGTAGTATCCTTTTCAATAGGGTTATTCAGTATTTGTCTGGCAATATATTGATTGCCTGCGCCAACCTCTCCATAATTTGTGCTTGAATCAAAATGATTTTTTAAAAAATCAAACCATGTTGGCCAAAGATATTTTGTAAAACTGCAACCAGAAACTATTAACTTTGACATTACAACCCTGCTTGTTGCAATATATGTCGTGTCATTTCTGTATCAGCAGGATAATCTTTTAGCTTACGTTGCCAAAATTCTGGATCAATCCAAGGCAGCAATAACGTTACCTGTTCCTCAGATAGTGAATCAAATTTATCAATGCCATTGTCGCAGCAATAAATTGCCCAACAACTAATACGTCCATTAAGAATGTGTTGAACAAAACGATTACTACTAACATTGATAAAGTATGACGCAATATCATTGCCACTTTCTTCACTCCATTCTTGCATAGTTAGAATAGAGCGTTCTAGTGCATCACTTGCACTTTCACTACGCAAAATGCCATAAAGATATTCTTCATATACCTTATCTTTACACCAGTTATCAATCTTGATTTGTTTCTTTAACACATAATCTATAAATTGATTCACATTGACTGCACTGATTGCAACACAGTGTCGTCCAAATTTTACAAATGCATTATAGAAATTATTTTTACAAAAATCTTCATATGTTTTTAATTTTGCGCTGCCTTGAGTAAGTTCATAAAATCGTAACCATGTTTGGAATCCAATAATTACTCCTTTTTCACCACGTTGTTGATCACGTCGTTTAGGTTCACATTGATGAACTTGAAGGGTACTTTCACGCACAAATCCTTGTCCACAATATTTGCATATGTGTTCACCGGGTTTAACATCTTTGGCTGCTTCAATAGCTATTTTACGTAATTCGTCCATCTTGTAATTATAACAGTTTTTGTGCTGCAGTGGTAATATAATATTTCCACTTCGTCAAATCAAATCCACGAATTACTTCTTCGTGCAGTGGCAATTCACTTGGGTCATATGGCGGTGTAACTGTGCTAATTAGTTGATTACAATAATCAGGGTAACTTCCAAAGTAAATTTTAGGTATGGTAATAAAACTCGTTACTTTGTGGATGAATATATGATGGGGATGACCATACTCACCTTCTTCATTGTGTGTTAGTATAATATCTGCGCCATCGCATACAGCACGTATCCACTGTTCTGCATCTCGACTTTTAAATCCAAGTTCACGTTTGTTTACACTTTCCCATATATCAGGCAAGCCAGCAAACATGGTAGGGATACCACGCCGTTTCCAAAAGTCAGCTATCTCTGCTCCACGAGGATCGGTTCGTTGATAGGTAAGATAACATATTGTCCAATCCCAATCACGATGTTCCATGATAAATTGGTAGGCAAAGATTGCACAATCATCTGGGTGAGCGACCATACATATGGCTTTCATATGCGATCCTTTACAAATTCATCCCATGCGTTACGTTGGTCAGCATCAAGAAGTTTATAAGCACGAGGATGCACACTTGCAGTAAGTGCTTTGTCATCATTTTGCAATTTAACAAACCAGTTATAAAATGTATCTACTTCCCAATCTGCTAGGTTATAAACACCAATTTTTTGTTTGCCACTATAAAGATCATCAAACAAATTGTTTTTACTAATCCAAGCACTATAACATAAAAACTCTGTAATGCCATGAGTATCAGGATTTACTTTACTTGGAAATTGACAATTACTCTCAAACCATTCTACAAAGTTTGGTTCACTCATGACCATATCACGCATGGCGTGTGTACAAGCAAGAAATGGAACACCAGCGGGACTGATCCAATTGAAATCTGTAATGCTATATTTTTGTTTTAAGAACTCTAATCCACTTTGCCAATGCGGATTATTGCATAACCAACTTTCACAATGTGCACGGTTATATTGGTCAAATACTTCACTAATTTCAAATGGACGAATAAACCATGTCTTGGCATCAAGTATCATGCACCAATTACTTTCGGCATGTGCAGTGCCAAGTATCTTGCATACTTGTTGCGTATACCAACCTTTTAAATGTGGTGATGGATAATAACCAAACTCACTACGATGAAATATACGGACTTTATAGCCAAGTTCACCATACCAACTGATATCTATATCATCATGAGTTAGCATGTCATCATTTAATATAACATATATGTTTTGTATTTCATGATCAAAGTAATTATAAGCCATACTATATGCTTGATGTTCAAGCAAATGCAGTTCATCACGATAAACAACAGTCAGCAAGTCCATTATTTTGTCAACTCATGCAGTGTTCTTGCTTGCTTTAAAGAATCAATGACGCTTGGGTCTTTGTTTGCAAATACTGGTTTCCATTCTTGCCACCATGTAACCAATTCAATTATTTCAGGTGTAAAATTTATCTGCAAATTTTGACCACCAAAAGTATCAAGGATATTGATTGATGCTATTATTCTATAATCATTAGTAGTTGAACTCTTAATCGTCATTTCAACGCCTCTTTGATTTCTTTATCATTCCAACCAAGTTCCACTAACATTGCCTTGAACTCAACATCAGGAATACTGTCTGCCATTAATTCGCAATCATCAAGTTTATATTCTGGATGTAGTTTTGCGATAATATCCGCTCGTTTATTTTTTGACTTGCGAGCACTAAATGCTATCCATTCATGACGATGCTTACCCATTTTTGGGCTTGCGGCGGTTAGCATTAACCACTGTAATTTTGGATGATTTCCCATACTAAAGAAATGTTTATTTGCTACTTCATTGATTGCACAAATATAATATTGTTGAATATCTGCCGTTAAATTTTTAGGCAAAGACGGCGATACACTTTCAATTGCACTGGCCCACCGCATCAGTGGATAAGGTGAAAATTTCTTTTTTTCGTCATCAGCTTGAGTATCGTAATGTGTTCGATTTTTCAAATCTATTTGAGAAAGGTCATTGAATAAATTATTTGTATTAGCCATCAAGAATTATCCCATTCCACACCGCCGTGCCATCATCTGGCTTAGCTTCTTTTATTTCTTTACTCAACTCATACATTACCATCAGTTGGTCAGCAAGTTCTTTTAGCGTAGGATTGGTTTCAGCGGCACGAAGAATTGCCATCCATCTAGCTTGACCAATAATTACATCGCTATCGTAATCATAAGTGCTGATACCACTGCCTTGTGTCTTTACGTTTGCCATAATAATATAGTATCATACAATATTTTGGATGTCAATGGTTTCACTTGCACGGCTAATTTCTTTAACAAAGTACGCACATATTGGTTTCGGACCATCGCTTATTGGTATACAAAGTAGCTGTCCATTTTTAAGTTTTGGAAAATACCAGCGCACATCTTGATATACATCTTCTATTTCAATATTCATAAAAGCTGCACGAAATGAACTAATAGGATTAAACGTAAATGCTTGAAATCCACGGTCGTTAAGTTTTGTAAGAGGCAAGGCTTCTAGGTCACCAATTTCTGCTTCGCCAATAAGAATGCGCCAATTGTATGGCATCATAATGCGATGTTCACCTATTTTTAATACAAGTGCTGGATCATTAAAACTTTCTAAAAATACAAGTGGGAGAAAATAATAATCTGCTTCACTTGGATTTGAATTATCTAATACGCAGAATCGCAAATCATCAACTTGTTCTGGTAAATTATTCATTTCAAATACGGTATTGTCTACTGTTAGTATTCTCACTGTCTTTCCTTAATAAAATTATAATATAGTTCTGCGATGGCTACTTGACCATCTGGATGAGTATGATAGCCTGGGTCTGGTCCAGTTAGTGGATGACTATCGCAAAAAGCACCTAATGCAAACTGTGGTGGTGCAAAATATTTGTCGGTAAATTCACGAGGAAAATCTACATTCCAACCTTTGTTTTTAATATAGGTGTTCCAAGGATTGAAAATAAATGGAATTTTAAGAGCATCTAGTTTCCATAGACCACTGAATAGCACCCAATTATCTACTTGGCGTTTCCAATGCGCATCATACAGAAATGCGGCGTAGCCTTCCATTGCGGTGCGTGTATGTTTATCTACTTTAGCAAGACGATAGTTATGATCATAGTTTTCAATGACGGAAAACATTGTTTCTCCAATCATGCGATAAGGATGAGCATCGCCATAGTTAAAGTTTTTTAATCCATCTTCCCAACGATATCCATTGCGGTTTTCTTGCTTGGCACTATGGTTAGGTGAACCATCTTCTATCTTAATAAACTTTTCAACTGGAAATTCAATACGATCTTCTGTTGTGCTAGCAATAAGAACCCAATCTGCTTTGTCTTTGATTGCTTCATCAATCTGTAATCTGATTACATTATTACCAATACCCTGACGAGCATATGACACAAGTTCAGCACCAAATCTGTTGGCAAGAACTTCACTCCAATGTGTTCCTTTGTACTCAGATAAATTACTAACTGCACTAAACGAACAACCACATACTGCTATCTTCATTTGTAGATGCTCTTTTCTTGTGTAAAGGGGTAGTTAGCTTCTTTATAAAATTGTTTGCGTTTTGTTAAATGACGCTTAGCAAATTTACAATCTGCAGTTAAGTCCCAGATTTGAACAAAATCTTTATCTTCTGCTTTACGAATGCCACGACCGATAGACTGAATGACACGAACGAATGACTTGCCAGGTTCAATAAGAACAAGGTTAAAAATACGAGGAACATTAATACCAACTGCAGCAACTCCATAAGTTGCAACAATGATTTTGTCACTGACGTTAGCAATCTCATCGTAGTGTTCTTTGCGTTTTGCATTCTTCATGTCTCCTTGAACAAACACACTATTAGGTAGACGTGCTACCAATTCATCGCCGCATTCACGGCGATCTACTAGTACAAGTGTATTTCCTGTTTTAATAACTTCACTAAGAAGGTTTGCCATATGGTCAAGGCGATCTTTATTAGTTGTAAGGTACTTTAATTCTTCTTGATAATTTCTAAAATCACTGTGTTCAACTGTTTGTACAATATTAACATGACAATTAGATAATACACCACGTTCTTGCAATTCACTTGCAGTAAGCTGACTTGTAACTTGTCCAATAGATACAAGGAGTGCAACTTGTTCAAACTTCTCTTTTGGAATGGTTCCTGTTAATCCCCAACGAATAGGAACATCTGCAAACTCGGTGGTGAGCAATGCTTTAAGAACTTCTGCTTTTGCCTGATGAACTTCGTCAACAATAACTGCGGCAACATTGAGCATCGCAGTCCACTCTTTGCCTGTGCCTTTAGTGCTCTTGTAAAGGCTATTAAGGCTCTGCCACGTGCAGATAGTATGTGTGCGACCTAATTCTTTACGTTCGCCAAAATAAACGCCAACATCTAAACCAAGATTACGATAATCAGCTTCTGTTTGAATGACTAAACTCTTACTTGGTACAATAACAATAGTGCGACCATATGGCTCAACCATAAGACTAAGTGCTGCTGTCATAATAGTCTTGCCAGCACCAGTTGCAACTTCTTGCACACACTGTGTATCGCCCAAGAATTGATTGATAATATCGATTTGATAATCACGCAAGACAATTGGTTGTCCTACATTTGGATGACCTGTTGGCCATGTCTTATGTGAAAATGTGTTGCCATCTACTTGTGTGAATTGAAATGTTTGGCGAGATGAACGGTTATCTTCAATCTCAAAATCCCAATTACGATCTTGCAACCATTCTATAATTTCTGGTAGAAGATTTATATAGGTTGAACCACCAAGTTGAAAATATGCAACCTTGCCATCCCAACGACCTAACTTTACACTAGGCAGATGACGAGCATAAGGAACTTCATACTTGAATTTTGTTACAAGCCTACGGCGAGTATCCGCATCAAGACCTTCTAATTTGCAGTTGACTTCATCACGAATAATAATTTTGCACAGCATTTATCTTAATATACAAGGTTGTTTAGTATAATGCAATAAAAAAACAGGGCATATGCCCTGTTTAAAAAAATTACTTTTTCTTTTCTAATATTTTTTGAATGGTAACGGTTCCGCCCATGCCATACTGCATTTGAACCAGTCGTCTTGCACTTGTCTGATCATTTGCATTTACAGTTAATTGAAACTGTGCGGTTGGTTCATGTGGTTTTGTCACATAACCCTTGATATCATACGTTTTCATGCACCGTTCCTCATAATAGTTACTTCTGCAACACGCTGCCAACGATTTGGCTGCGACTTACGAAGGTCTGCCAACTTAAGAGCAGTACGCAGTGACATTTCACGGAACCGCTTAGAGTTGTCCTTCATGAAGTGCAGAATTTCGGTTTCTTGTTCTTTGGTCATATCATAACCACTAAACAGTGCACCGCTTTCTGCAATTTGCCGAATACGAAGATATTTATCGTGTTCAGTATCCATCGTCAAATCAATATAGTGACAACGAGACTGTAACGCACCAAGATGGTCTTGCAATTTTTTAGAACGAATGTTTTCAAACTTCAAGTTGGTGATAAAGATCACACCACCTTTAAAGTCAAATTTATTTGGGATACCTTGTTTGTGTAGGAGATTGCTATCAGCGTTCCAATGGATGGTGCGTTTTTTGCCACTGTCAAGTGCAGCTTTAAGAATGTTGAGTGACAATTCGTCCATCAACACGCTATCACAATCGTCAAACACTAAGACGCATCCACTATCACTAAATTCATAAAGTTTGGCATATAGACCAAGTGCAGTCATGGCACCCTTAACAACTTGATATCGTACTTTGCCAGCAACTTCATCGTACAAAGAATGCTCATCTAACTTTTTATGAACGCCATAAGATTTACCAACGCCAGGTGGTCCTACTACGATCATAGCACGGACATCACCTTCCTTTACGGCAGTGGTCATATCTTCTAGAATTTCAAACCGCTCGGCAATACGAGCCATAACTTCTGCATCATTCGGACGAGCCATGAGACACCTCTTGGTTGGGTTAAAAGCTTATATATACATATTATCACATTTACAAGGGGTGTCAAGTGTTTTTTTTGATAAATATTTTTAATTGGAGATAAGAAAATGGCTGTAAAATTAGTAAAAACTACGGTAAGACCTAGCACAAACATACGCTGGAGTAATGAATCTAACCTTTACTCTGAGGAAGATATTATTAATTCTGATTCTGCTGAAAAAGCTGCCATTAATAATGGGTTTATTACTAGTATACATGAAGAGTATTCTAGTGATGAATTAACTTGTACTGTAACAATTATTAGTGAATCTGCTGAAAAAATGAATTCATACTACAATTTATTACATTATTCTTATCTTTATATGAAACACCATGTTTCTGGTCTTTTATGGGCAGAACAAAATGGAATTACTCAAAGTTTTACGTGGGATTATAATTATAATCCTTAATTTTTAACGTAGTTTTCTTTGGGATAACGTTCACGATAATGGCGTTCGCCTGGTTCTAAGCTACGAGCCAGTTCTACATAATTTGGACCTTTGCTATGCAACCATGCTTCATGGTCAAATCGCCAATGTGGATTAGTTGGATGCGCTTTAAATTGTGTATATCCACGATTTAGTTTGTCTTCTGGATGATGAAGTGGATCAAGAGTAGCGACATAATCACTCTTAGCCCACCAGAAATTACCAGCAAAATGCGGCCACGGTTCCACATTATAATTTGTACCAACTGCTTGTGCACCTTCATCAAGTGCTTCAACATTATTCCGCCACTTTTCGATAGTGAAATAATTCATAAAGTTGCGCCAATCTCCAACGTTTTCATCACCCCAACGCAGCAATCCTTTTAGGTGAATATAACACATATAAAATGGTGATTCGTTATTTTTAGCAACATGTTGTGCATATGATAGAGTAGGAAACTCATGTAATGCAGCATCTTTGTTAACATTTACTAATTTAATTTTTCCAGTTGGATCGCTAATATTTTTTGTTGATAACCAACCAGTAAATGTCCAAGGTTGACCGTTCATACAAATATGAATTTCGCTGGCAGCTTCCCATAGTCCAGACTTTTCAATTAAGTCCCATTGTTGGTCCATTACATTGTTCCAACCAGCTAGTTCATTTACGTGCCAGAAAATCTTGATATCAGTCATATTATTACCTTGTTGATGTTGGTGGAGAACCGGGGAATCGAACCCCGATATTCGCCGTGCAAAGGCGACGTTTTCCCATTAGACTAGTTCCCCACTAGATAATAATATATATCCTAACTTAATTCTTGTCAATAAAAAACCCCGCATGAAGCGAGGTTTTTAACCACATAACTCCTGAAAGTTATGGACTACTATTACGAATAATAGTAGGGGGTAAGTTAGTTATAGGCGATACGAGCGTCGATAATACCCCTTCCCTATAATTTTATTTAGCGGATTTGCAATCCACCAAAAGTATTTTTCTTATATCCATAACCACGGTCCCAAAGATAGTGGCGATATTCAATTTCACGCATATCTTCTGCACCAGCCATAAACTGTTCAAAACGGCGTTGTAA